TGCAGATTTATTGAAAGATGTCTTAAACGAGCCAACCCCAGAGCGAACTTTCGACAGAGCTGGAGCGAGATTGAAGAAACGACAACAACCCCCCGAAGAATGAAAACTTGTACAAGCATATCAGGTGGACAAAGCTCTGCTTACATAGCTAAGAACTACCCAACAGATTACAACATATTTGCATTAGTAACAGTCTTAGATAAAAACTGCGCACCTAAAGACAAAGGACTGATTAAGATAGTAAGCGATAAGATAGGTAAGGACTTTATAGGAACTTTAGAAGATGACACTATCATACATACAATCTTGGATTTAGAGCAAGAGATAGGAAGTAAAATAGATTGGGTAACAGGGAAACCATTTGAGAATTTAAGAAAGACAGGTGTCCCTAATATAATGTGGAGATACTGCACAGAGCTAATGAAAATAAAACCGATGTTTCAATGGTGGAAATCTAACTTTGATGAGCCTATACAAATGAACATAGGGTTTAGAGCAGGAGAAGATAAGAGAGCAAAGAATATGCTTGAAAGATGCAATGAGGAGGGATTAAGAGCATATAATAAAACCTATTGGCAGAAACCACACTTTCCAATGATAGATGACAATATCCACAGGGACAAAGTTGTAAACTTTTGGAAAGATAAAGATGTGAGATTTGCTGCTCAGAATAATTGTGTAGGATGTTTCCACAGAAACCCCCTGACTTTAAGGAAGATGTTTGAATTGCACCCTGAGAAAATGGAGTGGTTTATAAAAGAGGAGAAGAGAAAGGGGCAAAGATTTAAAAGCGAACTAAGTTACAAGCAAATTAAAGCACATAGACCCCAGCACGAAATAGACTTTGAAGAGTGGGATTGCGATTCAGGATATTGTGGTCTATAACTTCCCCCTAAATAACGTATATTGTGCGAATGGCATCAGCTAGACAGAAACTAGTCAAGGACTTAGACAAGGTCTTCTCTTTATTTATAAGGATGAGAGCCTCAGACGAGAACGGCTTTGCAACTTGTTTCACGTGTGGACAGGTTAAGAAATGGAAGGAAGGGGATGCAGGGCATTTCATCAGTCGGGGAGCATTATCAACGCGATGGAATGAAACGAACGTACAATTTCAGGACAAAAAATGCAATATCTTTCAGAGTGGTCAGCAGTATCTTTTCTCTGTAGCGTTGAATCGTCTACACGGAGAGGGGACAGCAGATGCTTTGTTTGCAATGTCTAGGCAGACACGGAAATACGGAGTAGGAGAGCTTAAAGCAATGATAGTAATTTATAAGGACAAAGTTGAAGCAATCAAAAGAGACAAGGGACTGGAATAAGTGGGTAGGTATCCACTATGACGAGCTAGTAACTTCTGCGAAGAGGATGCATCCTGACCCTTATGATTTAGTACACCACACCTATTTGAGAATTTTACGTCTTGAAGGTGTAAAGCTAGACAAAGTAATGGAGAACCCTATAGGATATTTTAACCGAGCGATGTGGGTAGAGGCTACGAGAGGGCAGTTTCACTTTGAATACGAACTCAAAGAATCCCCCCTCCCGAAATTAGTAGCCAACTATGACCTATCAAAAGCGTTCCTATTAGAAAACTTCTACCTAGCAACAGAGAGACTCTCGTGGTTCGATATGACAACGCTTAATTTGTATTGCGATGGATACAACCTCGCGCAAGTGGCAAGGGAATCGGGTATTAAAAAGACCACTTTCTACACCTCCCTTCACAGGTCAAAAAAAAGGTTAATGGTATATTTTCAAAAAGAATGTTCTTAATATCAGCACAGAAGAGAGCAGACAGGATGCAAATCTGCAAGGGGTGTGAACACTACCTGACCTTAACAAAGTCCTGTGGGACGCTTGGCATAGGTTCTGAGGTAGAAGATGAGAACGGGGAGAGGGTTAAGCTATGCGGATGTATTATGCCAGTTAAAACGAGCCTCAGAATATCATCCTGCCCCCTAAATAAATGGAGCAGATACATAAGTAACGAAGACATAGAAAACATCAAACTCATTTTAAAAGATTTAGAAGGAAAAAACGTAATAGAAGGCAACCAAAACCACCAACTAACCGAGCTGTGGAATAAAGCCTCAGGAGGAAACAAAAAAATGAGCAGTTGTAATAGCTGTGTAAGACAAACGATAGACGAACTAAAACAATTTATAAAAGATGAGTAATATAATAGAATGGATGATAGAAAGAGAAGAAGTGATGCCTTTATCAAACCCAAGAGCAAAAGCCCTTAGATTCTGTGAGGGATCGGTGGAGAGGGTGGGGTGTACTTGGGAAGAGGTAACATCGAATTCCCGAAAGCGGAGGATAATAGATGCACGAAAATGTGTCACGCACTATTTAACAAATCTGGGATGGACAACAGGAGCGATAGGAGAGGTATTAAATTTGCACTATACAAGCATCGTTCACCACAAGCAAAGTTTCCACCTACTCCACGAAGTTGACTATGAGTTCAGACATATCTGGAGACAATTCTATAACCCCCCTAACTAATGACCCCAAGAAGAGCAAAGAGGTATATAAACACCTCAAACAATTGGATACTATTCGCCACAGATAACAAAGGAGACGAGCATAACTTCAGAGTGATAATGAGCCGTGATGAATCGTGGGAGATAATTTTGAACCTAGCTATCTCAGACTACCCCATAAGAGAAACACTAAGGAACATACTAACAACAGCAGACGAGTATATAAAAGACAACCCAGAAGAAGAATAGAACTTAATTAAAAGATATGAGTATACAATCGGACAAAACAAACAACAAAAAGGCGGATATGTTAAAAGCCTTAGAAGTAACACTAGGGATAGCAACAGCAGCGTGTCTCTTAGCAAAGGTCTCAAGAAGCCAACACTATCATTGGATGAACATAGACCCTGAGTATAAAACTAACGTCTTAGATATGGACAACATAGCTCTAGACTTTGCGGAGACCTCTCTACACGAACAAATAAAAGACAAAGTTCCTAGTAGCACAATCTTCTATCTGAAGACCAAAGGGAAGCGCAGAGGGTATATAGAGACCACATCTATCGAGGTAACTGAAAAGAAGCCTCTGACGTGGATGAATGAGGTAGTACATAAAGGGATCAAACATATTAAGTGAATCAGCCTGCGACATATTACCACGCTCAAGAGTCTAGTAAGAAGATACAAGTACATCAAGGGGGAAGTCGTAGCGGAAAAACAATGTCCCTCCTCACCCACATCATAGAAACGTGTTACCACAACGAAGGGAGCGGAGCTGTTATAACGATATGTCGAAAGACGTTCCCATCTCTTCGCGCTAGTGTAATGCGTGACTTCTTTGAAATCTTAGAAAGGGAGGATTTATACAACCCTGCTCATCATAACAAGTCAGACAGCACATATAAACTATATGGGAATTTAATCGAGTTCATAAGTGTGGATATGAGTGCCAAAGTCAGAGGTAGGAAGAGAGAGCTACTCTATATAAATGAGGCTAATCAGCTAGACCTTGACGACTGGAGGCAATTAATTTTAAGAACGACAGGACGTGTCCTAATCGATTTCAACCCGTCAGACGAATTCCATTGGCTCTATGACGATGTCATCCCACGAGAGGACTGTGACTTCTTTCAAACGACATACAAAGACAACCCCTTCCTAGAGCAGACTGTGATAGACGAGATAGAGCGATATAAGGACGTAGATGAACACTTCTGGAAGGTGTATGGCTTAGGAGAGAGGGGAGTGAATAGAAGCGCAGTTCTGACCCATTGGAAGCAAGTCAAACAGATACCCCCTGAATACAAGCTAATGAATTACGGATTAGACTTTGGATACACCAATGACCCTAGTTGCATAGTAGCAGTTTACACCGATGGATTCGGATTCTGCCTTGATGAGATATGCTACTCTACAGGACTCACTAATGAGATGTTAGGAAAGATATTAGTTGACTCAGGGATAGAAAGTACAGACACGATAATAGCAGACTGTGCAGAGCCGAAATCAATAGACTACCTTCACGCCTATGGAAATGGGCTAAATATCCACGCCTGTAAAAAGGGAGCTGACAGCGTAAGAGCAGGTTTGGACTTTATGAAGTCAAGACCCTTGATGATAACAGAGAGGTCTATAAACGGCATCAAAGAACTCCGAAACTATAAATACAAAGAAGACCGAAATGGGCGTATCTTAAACGCTCCTGTTGACCTATTCAATCACTTCATAGATGCGTCTAGGTATGCCATTACATTCAATCAATCAAACCCTAACTTCGGGAGTTATACTCTTGGGTAAGCTTTTCACCTTAAAATCGTTATAAAGATATGACCTTCAAAGTCCCCCTAAAATACGCTGACTTAACTCTAGGACAACTCATGATCCTCCAAACGGAGGAGGACAGATTCAAGAGAGTAGCAGCGTGTGCAGATATTACTATAGAGGAGCTAAGAAAAGCCCCTATGAAAGAAGTCACCCAAGCGGATGAACACCTGAAGAGAATAGCAGAGGAGGAGTCAGGGAGACATCTTAAGGTAATAGAACTAAACGG